TCCTGGTTGAGACCTGTTCGATTGGTTTGACTCGCAGTCCATCCAACGCAATTATTTTCTTGCATGATGGCTCGTAGTTCTTCGTAGATACTCTCCAACTCCTCTCTCTTTTCTTTGCGGGCTGAAAGGGTTCGTAACAGATCCGCATAGTCTACAATTATCATGTCCGGAGTAATGCCTTGCTGCTTGAGTTTTTCTAAATGAGCACGAATAGTATTCGTGGTGGCTGTCTTAGTAGGATACTCCTTTACAATGAGAGTCCCATCCAACTCATCTAGTCTTTTTTTGATATCAGCCTTGCGATCTTTTACCTCGTTTAAACGAATACCAGTAATACACGAATCATAACGAGCTGCGATCACTGTATCTCCTAATTCCAACGTGTAATGCACAACAGTCATACCCGCTTTCACTGCCGTGGCTCCCAGATGAACAAGGACCATAGACTTACCAACACCCGTGGGAGCAATTACGACTCCGAGTTCTTTACGACCCCCGCCACCCCCAGTAATATGATCAATCTTTTCCCATCCGGTGGTAATTGTTTCTCTAGTGCTAAGTTCAAATCTTTTTTCAAAATCTTTAATATAATCGTATCCAAAATCTGAGTCTGCCCCCGCTTTCAGTGCATCATTGATCAGGACAGAGATTTCATCAAATGAGCATTTCTGTAAAAGGGAAGAAGACTTGATCATCGCCTCGCGTAACTTCTGCTTACGACAAAATTCTAAAGCAGTATCCTTTACAAACTCAGCCGAGTCTAGGATACGAATATCTGATAAAACTTTCGCAAAATACTCGCGGATCTGCTTCTGAAGGGTTTCATTCTCATCTTCTAGCTGAGATCGCACAATGGTCTTCATGGTGTCGTGTGAAGGTTGTGTGCCGTACTTGGATTTATAACTAAAGATACGATGAACAAAAGTCTGTAAGTGTTTAAACTCTAGAAATTCTACATCCAGCACTTCCATCATCCGATCAGCAAACACACGATCATCTAAAATCAAAAAGGCTAATTTTTCCTGAAATGATTTACCATATTTTGAAAAAGAAGGAGTGTCAGTTTTTAAAGTCATTCGAAGCCTCAGTGTGTTAAAGTGTTATAAGATTATATGAGTGGCTAAAGATTGTCAAGCTTTATTGTTACTGACCACGGAGTAAATAGTCACGGTGGTCAGCAAGAAACGATCTAAATTTCTGAAAAAGAGCATTCCAATTATACTCTTGAATACCGTCCACCGTCATCATTTTTAAGACTTCCGTTCTGTTAAGAGTAGGAGCGAATTGCTCGATGGTCTCCTTAATGTGACGTGAATTTTGGACCGAAATTGATGGCGAATAAAGTTGCATTAATTTATAATTTAATTCGACCTTTTTCTTCTCGTTCAAAATGTCTTTATATAATTTGAGCCCAGTCTCATCACTTCTGCAATACTTAAAAACCTCATCAAGAGTGTAGGATTTTTCTTCGCGCAAGAAGCCAAACTTCTTCGCAATACTTTTCATCCCAGCCCCTTTAATTCCCGGCAAGTTATCGGACTTGTCCCCATCAATCGCACGGGCTATTGCAAAATTGTTAGGATGAATATCGAACTCCTCAAGAATGCGCGTCTTGTTCAAGAAGATATCTTTGATCGGCTTATATACTAAAGTCTTATCATCACACAATTGATAAAAATCTTTGTCCATTGATACAATAATTTTTATGTCTTCCTTGAGGGAAGGCATTTGACAAATGTATCCGATCACATCATCAGCCTCAATGTCCTCCACCATCAATTGTACGACAGGCATTTTATTAAGATACTCGATGGTGCGCTTCATTTGATCATAGCGGTTCTGTGTTTCCTCTAGCGCATTCATCCCACTATATGCCCGGTTTAGTTTGAGGGGCTTGCGTCCTTCTTTGTATTGTTTGGCTAATGCTCTGCGCTTGGCGCTTCCACCTCCACCATCCCAAACAACAATTATTTTATCTGGGTTTATATCTCGTGCTGTCTTCTGTAGGGACATCAAGAAACCTTTTGTTCCGCCTATAGGAGAACCACTCGCACTAATGCTCGGGTTCATAACATAGTTGCGAATGAAAGCGTTCATCGCGTCGATGATTAAGATTTTATTCGGCATCGACTTTTACTTCTTCGTCGCCATAAAAGTCTTCCGACTTGCCAGTCTTGGTTTCAAATTTACGAATGACTTCTTCATCCATAATATCATAAACAATCTTGGCAAACTTTTCGTCGGACTGCATTAGCTTAGGAAAGGTTGCGCCTTGGAATTTCTTATCGTATCCGTCAAGCGTAAACCACGCTCCACTATTCTTTAATTTGTCCGATGTTTTGATCGCAGTCAATAAGGATTCATCATTGAGGATACCAACTTCCTCCCCTCCCCATAGAATTTTAAAGTTACAGATGCGGCCCTGTGTACCAAACTTAGATTTCTCTAGCTTGGCTTTCACTTCACTACCGATTCTAAAACCTGCTTCATCTTCTACAAAAGTCTTCTTTCCTTTTAGACCCGTGAGCCATATTCTTAATGAATAGGCATAGATCATAGCCTTACCACCAGGAGTAAACCAGGGTTGCGAAAGCATCATCATTGGGTTAGAGACATTAATATTTGTCTTGAGTTGGTTCAGGACCAACAAGGTTGATTGTGTTCTCGATAAGGACACCACCAATTTCTTCATGCCCAAAGATAGAACGCGAGGCATTTGAGCCATAGAAGATTGAGGATTGAAATCCTTTTCCAGATCCGCACGACACGGAGTCATCGCGAGTGAGTCAATAATAAATAAGAAACGAGTGTCGGGATCGCCACTCATCACAGTTTCCATTGATTCTAATACCTGTTCAATATCATCAGGCTGGATTATGATAACGCTATCCTCACCATCTACAGTGCATCCCAGTTTCTCTAAAAACTCTTTGCTCATTGTAGATTCAGAATCAAAGTAGAGAACTTTAATATTCTTCTTCTGTGCTTCCCTCGCTATTTGTCCAGCCATATAAGACTTGCCTGAACTTTCTAAGCCAGCAATCTCGGTGCAGCGACCAACGGGGATACCTGCGAGTTGACCGCGACATGTAATGGAGTCGAGCCAACGTGAGCCCGAAGGGATCCAATCTTTTACATCAGCGGGATTTTCTTGATCACCCGTGAAGGCAATCACTCGACCTGCTTTTTTATTTATTAGTTTTAAAATATCTTTCGACGATAAATTTCCGTTGCTCATATTTTCTCCCAGACTCGAAAGGGAACCCCAGACTGGGAGTAAAACAGCCCAGGGTTCCCCAAAACCACATGGTTTTATTTATGCAGACAATTCACGGATTGCTTCATCCACACCAGATGGAGCACCGACGCTCGCAGCTTCCATGGTTCCACCAGACGGATCAAGGTAGGATTCCAAAATAGCTTGAACTTCGCTTGTTGTCTTTTTAGAAAACAAAGCCTCAACATCAGGCACCGATTCTAGAAGTGCTTTCACCTTTCCTTTTGGAGCCAAGACAGAGGATTTCCGCTTAGGCACCAAATTGGTTTGAGGGAAAGCTCCCTTAGTCTTTGGAAGTGTATAGTTGAGTGTAAAGTCTACACCCGTCTCCACCTCCGTGATATCCCCGTAATCAGGATTCAAGACATAACCAAGCAACGCTTCATAAATTGTCTTTCCATAACCCCAGATGCGAACACCCGCTTCTTCTTCACCACGCACAATTACGGGTGAGAAAAATCGCTGACGAACAAAAAGGCTCTTTGCCATTTTCTTACTTTCATCAGTTCCCTCTTGCCACAATTGCGAAGCAAACTCACAAATAGGACACTCATCACCAAATTGGCGCTTAGGACAAAGGACACCACCGCGAGCACCTTCCCCTAGGTTATAGTGGAAATGGAACACCTTAAATGGATCACCATCTTCCGTGGGGACAAGACGAATTTCTTGATCCCCCTCAGTGGGTCGCCAAAAAGCGTTATCACTTTTTTTCTTTCCACCGTTCTCTGATTGTTCGAGCTTTGCTCGCATTTTGGCTAAATCTAATGCCATATTATTTTATCTCCTTTAAGGTGAGGTCGGCAAATCTTCCGACCCCCCGATTTCATTTTCCCCTTGAACCACAGAAGTATGATTGACACAATAAATGTAATCTTGTTCATAGTCTGTCTCAAAGATTCCGTATGAAACCCGAACTCCAGGTTCCATTTTTCGTTTGAGAGAATTTTTTATCTCTCCGAACAAATTGTTTTCTGTTTCCAGCTTCATCTTGTTATAAGCATAATAATATACCCGGTCGGTAACATTGTCAAGAGAAAAAAACATCTTATCTACATTTTTTTTTGGTTCCACAAATCCAATCGTAGAAATGCGGGTAGCCACTGGTAAACCCGAAAAGGTATCCGTAACTGACGGGATGTGATTGAATACATTAATCATATGCAGGGACGATACAATGGCTTCATTGAGATTAAAATAATAATTTTTCAATGAAACAGGGGGAATTGCCCTTTCAACTAATCCATTATCTACAAGATACAAGCGAGCAAAGACTCCTGACCGAGCGTACTCTTGAAAGACATTAAACACTAAGTCGTCAATTATTTTGCCCTGAGAGCCCAAAAAATCTTGATCGGGCTTTATATACAAAACACTAATGTTACAGTGTTTTAGAGACTCAAGGATAGCCAAGGAAGCCACCGAAACTTTTCCGCCGCCGCCGACCACAAATAATATATCCCCGCTTACCCCTTCAAAAAACTTAGACACATCAGGGCAATTCTGTTCATAATCTTCAATATTTTGACTCTGTTCTAGTCTAAAGGTAGTAGCACTCGACTCCAAGCCTATATCCATTTTAAATGTCTTATATTGAGAATATTCAGCGAAGTTGTCTGTTATAGCACAACCGGCTTTGCCTAATCCGATCACCGTATCCATCTTATTTCTCGTTGGTCTCTCCATAAGAGATCAATTCAAAGCTAACGCTATTTCGATAGCGTCCCACATGGGCAGACACCTTCTCATTCGGTACAATCATAAGCGCATCAGCATCGGTGCTAACCAATGTGACTTTTTTATCGCCCTCTAGATACATTAATTTATATTTCTTTTGTATTTTGTTACTCATTCTGTTACCTCTTGTAAAATGTAGCGCCTCCAAAAACCCCCGCGTGTAAGATTTTTGGCAACTCGGGTTCCCTCAAGATCCCACTTGTTTACTTCCGCAATAGATAAAAGAACTTCCTGAATATCAGCCAATTCTTCTACACACGGATCCTGAAGAAATTCTTCAACTTCTTCTGT